CGGAAAACAAGGAGCAGGGAGAGAGCATGACGCAGGAGAGCAGTGTGTCGCCGGACGAGCTGGAGACCGACGAGGGTGCCGGGGTGGACTGGACCGCGATCGAGGCGGAGGGGAGCAACGTCGTGGACGTGCACCTGGCGCTGCGGATCGCCAACGAGGAGATCGCCCGGCTGGAGGCCACGAACGAGCGGATCGCCGCGACGAACAGCCGCCTCACCGACGAGCTGGCCGACCGGCAGAGCGACGTGCAGCACGGCGAAATGCAGGTCGAGAACCTGATGGAGCGGCTGGCCGCGAAGGACGCCGAGATCGAGCGGGAGCGGGCGGAGTTCGGGGCGGAGCTGACCAGGCTCGCGGAGGAGCTGGCGTCGGTGGGCGAGGGGAACTCGGACCTGAGCCGCCAGGTGGACGAGTTCCGGGAGCTGGTGCACCGGCGCAACGAGACGATCGCGGACCTCGAAGCCGCGCGGGATCGGCTGGGCGGGCAGGTCCAGCGGGTGCGCGCGGAGCTGGACGCGGCCAGGGCCGGGTTCGAGACCTGGAAGGACCGGCTGATCCAGGCGGCCCACGAGGAGGCCAACTCGCGCGACTGGTGCGAGGACTTCGACGAGTGGATGGAGAGCAACGGCCTGCGCGGGCGGACGCACGACTACAACGTCCAGGTCCGGGTCACCGCGACGATCACGGTCAGCCTGGAGTCCCGCTCGGCCGACACCGCGGTGAACGCGGTCAACACCGACCGGGTGAAGGAAGCGCTCCGGGACATCACGTGGGACTACCAGGACATCGACTGGGACGCCGAGGAGGCCGAGCGCGACTGATCGAACAGGCGTTCGAGGGCGCGGCCGGCGACCCCGACGGCGTGTGACCGAGGACACCCCGGAACGGCGTGACCGGGGTGTCCTCCGCGCGTCTTACTTACGTAGGACCAACACGCCAGGGAGGCACCATGAGCACCACGACGAAACCGGCACCCGGAGACATCCGGCACTGGGATTACCAGTCCGACATCTTCCAGGGCCGGTACCAGCTCGTGGCCGAGTCCACCGCCGTGAAGGGCCTGTGGACCGCGATGCGGCTGGAGCCGACCGACGCCGAGATCGACCAGATCATGGCCTGCGACAGCCCGTACCTGGGCGGCGAGCGCGAGGTGCTGGCGCGGATCGACCAGGCCGGGACCACGTTCGAGATCCGCCTGGTGAGTGCCGCCAGCTTCCACCGCCACTTCTGACCACCCCACCCCACCCCACCACCCGAGGGGAGACCATGACCACGACCGACACCACCTACCGCAACACCCACCGCTACTGCACCTCGGTCGTCGAGCAGGCGACGGTGATCATGCACCGCACCGACTCGGCCAAGGGCGTCGAGGTCAGCGAGGGCGCGCTGCCGTGGGCGCTGGACTACGCCGCGAGCTGGTTCGACCGCAACGACTGGGCGCGGACCGAGTACCGCTCGGTGGAGGTCGCCCTGCGCGGCGAGGTCGTGGCCACCTGGACGGTGAAGCCCGCTCGCTGATGTGACCGACGGCACCTCGGGACGGCGTGACCGGGGTGCCGCCCGCACGTCTCACATACGTAGGACGCAAACGACCAGGGAGAGGCACCACATCATGACGAGCACCACGACCACCGAGAGCACCCGCGGAGCGGTGCAGGGCACGGTCCGCCTCGGGGCGATGGTCTGCCCGACGGCGGCGGAGAGCTTCGAGCTGGCCGCCCGGCCGGGGAAGCTCGCGGTCTACTCGCACTACGCGCGGCGCTGGTGCACCGACGCCGAGGCCGCGACGTTCGCGGCGGCCGTCTGATGGCCGCCACGACCACTTGGCAGTCCACGCCGTGGCTGCGCTGGGCTCCGCAGGGCGAGCGCGGCGGCCCGCCGCCTCAGCTCTGGCCGCCACTGCGGGCGGCGCACGGCCACACCAATGACAAGGGCCACTACCACGGCGGGCTCAGGGGAGCCTGCCCTCGATGCGGAGGAGAGACCGTTGAGCACCAGGAGCAAGAGCAGGCGCCGACCGGCGACGGCGGCGACGCCGGCTCAGTTGCAGGCGCGGCTGGAGCTGCGCCGGTCGAGCGCCTCGACGCCGCACGCGAGCGGCGCGCGGCGCGGCAGCCGATCGGCTCAGCGCCGGGCAGCGCTGCGGGATCAGCAGTCGTGAGCGGCGGCGGATTCGCGGCGGGACCGCGCGAGATCATGAAGTACGGGTTCGTGGAGGAGACGAGCCTGGACAAGTTCGCCGCCGATGAGGCGTGGTGGTTCGAGCAGAAGCTCGACGGGACCCGCGCGCTGGCGGTGATCCGGACCGGGCAGCCGGTGCTGTTCACGCAGGGAGCGAACCAGCCCCTCGCGCACGCGGCGGCGGTGCTGCACCTGCGGAAGATCGGCGCGGCGCTCCAGCGGATCCTCGGGGACACGCCCGGCGAGATCGTGCTGGACGGCGAGATCATGTTCGACACCGGCGAGTACCACCTGTTCGACTGCCTGTACGCGCGGTTCGGCGGAGCGGAGATCATCAGCCCGGCCGACCCGCACGAGCGGCGGCGGACCCTGCTGGACGCGCCGGACCTGGCGGACATCCTTCGGGGCACGCCGGTGAAGGTGGTGCGGCAGGCGCGGACCGAGCGGGCGAAGCGGGAGCTGCACGCGGCCGTGAAGGCGTCGGGCGGCGAGGGGCTCGTGATGAAGCGGCGGACCGGGGTGTACGCGCCGGGGAAGCGGGTCAGCACGGTGCTCAAGATGAAGTTCGTCAAGACCGCCGACGTGGTGGTCACCGCCGTGGACCGGCCGGACGCGCGGCACGGGAACTTCACCCTCGGGGTGGTGGGGCGGCTCGGCACGGTGGTGAAGATCGGCCGCTGCTCGGCGATCGGCAAGCCCGCGTCGGTGAAGGTGGGCGACGTGATCGAGGTGGCGTACCTGTACCGGGCGCCGACCGGCGGCCTCGTGCAGCCGAGGATGGTGCGGCTGCGGCCGGACCGGACCGTGGAGAGCTGCGACGAGTCGCAGTTCGCGGACTACTCGAAGGGCGTGGTCTGAGTCGTGGCGCGCCGGGAGAGGGAGATCGCGCCGTTCGTGTGGGAAGTGGAGGAGGATCCGCCGCCGCCGCGCTTGCAGCCGCCGGAGTGGCGGTTCAAGTGCCCGAAGTGCCAGGCACCGAAGGGCCAGACCTGCGTCTACGTCTCGGGCGCGTGGCGGTGGGAGACCCGGTTCACCGGGATCTACCGCAAGCCGGTGCACGTGCAGCTCCATGCGGCGGGCGAGCCGACGAAGCGGAGCCACGCGGAGCGGCTCTGGCTGCTGACCCCGCGCAAGGAGCCGGTGACCGAGGTGGCGCGCTGGAGCCCGGTCGTCCGGTCGTGGTGGGAGGCCGACGCGCGGGAGCACGCGGCCCTGCGAGAATGGCTGCGGGCCAACGCTTCTCTGTTCCAGCGGCGGGAGGGTGACGGGTGACCGAGCGGCAGACGTGGGCGGTGGTCGCGGTGGCCACGGCGGTGCTGGCGATCGGCGCGCTGCTCTGGGTGCGGGCGGCGCTCCGCCCCGCGCTGGAGGCACCGAGCGACTGGTCGCCGGTCACCGTCACGGTTACCGTGACCCCGTGACCCCGACCAGCCTGCCGCCGCTGCCGGTCAGTCGCGAGCACGCGCCGATACCCGCTGTGCTGCACCAGGTCTGGGTCGGGCCACCGGTTCCGGGCTGGGTCACCCGGTCGTGGGCGAACTGGCGCGCGTTCCTGCCGCCGACGTGGGAGCTGCGGATCTGGGACGACCGGGCGGTGACCGGGCACCCGGTGCTGGACCGGACCCGGCGGGTGGCGGCGGACCTCGGGATCGGTCCGCGCGGCCTGTCGAACATGCTGCGGGTGCAGATCGTGGCGCTGCTCGGCGGGCTCTACACGGACGTGGACTGCCTGCCGATGGGGTCCATCGACGGCCTCGCGGGCGACCGGCCGAGCTGGGTGGCGTGCGCCCCGGAGAGCGCCCGCAAGGCCCCGATCGAGAACTCGTGCTTCGGGTTCCGGGCCGGTCACCCGTTCCTGGCGGAGGTGCTGGCGGACGCACAGCGGAACCTCGCGCGCGGAGTGCTGAGCGACTTCTACCTCGGCGGCTCGCGTTCGTTCGGCACCGTGTTCCACCGCGACCCGCAGCGCGGCGACCTCGAGGTCCGGTTCGACTACACGATCTCCGGGGCCGTCGACCTGCGCCGGGCGCTGGCGGATCTCGGCTCGGCCGACCCTGCCGGGCTGCTGGCGAAGTACGGCCCGTTCCCGGTCGCGCACGTGTTCAAGCCGCGCCTCTGACGTAGGCGATCGGGGCCGCGTCCTGCACGATGGGGCGGTGACCCGCTCGCTCGCGCCGAGGACGACGGCGGCGGACCTCGCGTGGTGGCTGGATCTCGCGGCGGACGAGTCGCGGCTGGCCTGGCGGTGGGCGGTCACCTACGCGGCCGACTCGCCGCACTGGTACGTGATCCGGAACCGGCAGCTCGCGGACGAGGAGTTCGAGCGGGCGGTGCGGGTGATCCGCACGTTCGGGCAGCCGGGCAAGTTCCACCGCTCGACGATGATCTACCTCGTCGACCCGGCGGCCGGGATCAAGTGGTGGACGATGGGTGCACCCGTGCCTCTGACGACGGTGATCAACCGAGCCACCACCGAGAGGACGTACGGCGTGCAGAACGCTCCGAGGACCGCGCTCGCCGACCCCGATCAGAGCGACGAGTGGACCCAGGTCTACGACGAGCTGGCGACCGGCTACGACGCCCGGTACGACAACCCGCAGGCACACGCCGAGAACGCGGAGGTGCGGCGGCTGGTGGTCGAGCACTTCGGGGCGTATGCGCCGACCGTGCTCGACGTGGGCTGCGGGACCGGCCTCGTGCTGGATCTCGCGCTGACCGCGCCGGGCCTCTACACCGGGATCGACCCCAGCCAGGCGATGCTGAACGAGCTGGTGCGCAAGCACCCGAAGGTCACCCGCCTGTACCCCGGCCGGGCCGAGGACGTGCTGCTGCCGACGCCGCCGGACGCCGCGACGGTGGACCTCGCGGTGGCGCTGTTCGGGGTGGCCAGCTACCTGGCTCCGGAGGTGCTGGACAACCTGGTCGCTCGGGTGCGGTGGGGAGGGATGGCCGTGTTCATGCACTACACGGACGGCTATCTGCCGGACTACCACCGGCACGTGCCGCCGCACTACCACTCGAGCCGCGACCACGCGCGGGAGCTGATGGCCGGGATGCCGGCGGCGGAGTTCCGCCGGATCGGGCAGTTCGACGTCACGGTGCTTCGGTGACCCCGACCCTCCCGGCGGGAGTGAACGGGCGCGGCCGGGCCGGGCAGACCGGGCTGGAGAAGCCGTTGCAGGTGCAGTACGTGCACCCGACGCTGGACGTGTTCGCGGCGGCTCAGCAGCGGGTCGCCTGGGTGTTCGACGAGTTCGAGGGCCGGGTGGCGGTCTCCTCGTCGGGCGGCAAGGACTCGACGGTGGTGCTGGAGCTAGCGGCGGCCGAGGCCCGCAAACGAGGGCTGCCGCCGGTGCCGGTGGCCTGGCTGGACCAGGAGTGCGAGTTCGAGAGCACGGTGGAGTATCAGCGGCGGACGGCTGCCCGTCCTGACGTGGAGTTCCTCTGGTACCAGGTGCCGTTCCGGCTGTTCAACTCCACCGACTCCACGACGCCGTGGCTGCACGTCTGGGACGAGACGCTGGCCCCGCCTGCTCCCGGTGAGCCCAGTGGCTGGGTGCGGGAGAAGGAGCCGGGCAACCCGCTGGTCCACGCGCTCGGGCGCGCCGACCGCTTCAAGGACTGCCTGGACGAGATCAGCTTCCGGCACGTGGAGCACTTCGACGGCAAGCCGACCGCGCTGCTCACCGGGATCCGGGCGGAGGAGAGCCCAGCCCGGCGGCTGGCGGTGACCTCGAACCCCGGCTACAAGTTCGTGACCTGGAGCGCGCACCGGGGCGGCTGCCCGTACACCATGTTCCAGCCGATCTACGACTGGCGGCTGGGGGATGTCTGGCACGCGATCCACAGCCAGGGCTGGAGCTACAACCGGCACTACGACAACATGTTCCGGTTCGGGGTCAGCCCGCGGAACATGCGGGTGAGCAACTACCACCACGAGACCGCGATCCATGCGCTGGCATATCTCCAGGAGGTGGAGCCCGCCACCTACGAGGCGGCGACGGCTCGGCTGTCGGGGATCGCCACATTCGCCCGGCTGGGCCGGGACCAGTTCCCGCACAAGTTGCCGTACATGTTCGGCGACTGGGTGGAGTACCTGCACTACCTGATCGACAACCTGGCGACGTGCGACGAGCATCGGGCCACGTTCCGGGCGCAGTGGGAGACCCTGCGCAACACCTGCCTCTACGAGCCGGTCGAGCGGCTGGCGAAGGTGCTCATCTACGGGGTGATCACCTACGACCTCTACGGGACCAAGATGAGGATGTTCATGGCTGCTCCACAGCGGCTGCACCAGTCGGTCGGCGTGGTGCCGCGCTCACTCGAGGTGGCGGAGGCGACGCCGTGACGGTCATGCACCAGACCAGCGCCGAGTCGCTGGCGGCGGCGGTGGACGGCTACAACCGGCTGGTGCAGGAGGCGAGCTACCGGCTGCCGTGGAAGGCGAGTGCCCAGCCGATCGCGCGGGTGCAGTGGGTGCACATCGACCGGGTGCGGGCGAACGACTACAACCCGAACAGCGTGCCGCACCAGGAGATGAAGCTGCTGCACACCAGCATCGACGCGGACGGCTACACCCAGCCGGTGGTGGCGGTGGCCGACACCTCAACGGACCCAACGACTTTCGTGATCGTGGACGGCTTTCACCGGTACACGGTGATGCGGAGGTACGCCGACATCGCGGCTCGCACCAACGGCTACCTGCCGCTGGTGGTGCTGCCGAACGCGACCTCCGACGCGGACCGGATGGCCAGCACGGTGCGGCACAACCGGGCGCGCGGGAAGCACTCGATCGCCGGGATGGGCCACCTCGTGTTCGAGATGCTGCTGGACGGCGAGAGCGACGCCGACATCTGCAACAAGCTCGGGCTGGAGGCGGAGGAGCTGGCCCGGCTCAAGCACATCACCGGGTACAGCAAGCTCTACGCCGACGCCCAGCACACCCGGCTGAGCCTCTCGGCAGTGCAGGTGAAGCTCAAGGCGGACTACCACCGCGACCACCCAGACGAGGAGATCCCACCGTGGTGACCAACAAGGCCGTGACCCTCGGCGCGACGGAGACGGTGCCCATCGACCGGGTGCGCCCGTACTGGCGCAACCCCCGGAAGGTCACCGACGAGGCGGTGAACGCGGTCGCGGAGAGCATCACCCAGTTCGGCTTCCAGCAGCCGATCGTGGTCGACGGCGAGTACGTGATCATCGTCGGTCACACCCGCTACCAGGCGTGCCGGCGGCTGGGCCACACCGAGGTCGAGGTGCTGGTGGCGGGTGACCTCACGGTGCAGCAGGCGCGGCAGTACCGGCTGGTCGACAACAAGGCGGGCGAGCTGTCCACGTGGGACTTCGACAAGCTCGTGGAGGAGCTGGCGGCGCTGGACGCCTCGGTGACCGAGACCTGGTTCCCGGAGATCACCGACGCGGACGCGGACCGGTTCCTGGCGGCGGCACCGGCCGAGCCTGACACCACGGCGGCGGCGGAGCCGGGGCTGGCCGAGTTCGTCTGCCCGCACTGCTTCCACTCCTGGACCGCGACCATCACCATCGAGGCGGTCACCGAGGGGAGGATCTCGGCATGACGACGGAGGTGGATTCAGAGATCACGCCCGCCGACAGCCATAAGACTCGGCGGGTGGAGGAGCTGGCTCTCGACCAGATCAAGCCCTACGGCGGGAACCCGCGGCACATCCCGCAGTCCGCCGTCGACGCGGTGGCGCGGAGCATCGAGAAGTACGGGTACCGGCAGCCCATCGTGGTGGACGCCGACCACGTGATCATCGTGGGCCACACCCGGCACCGGGCGCTGACCCAGCTCGGGATCGAGACCGCGACGGTGGTGGTGGCGGCGGACCTGACCGAGGAGCAGGCGGCGGGCTACCGGCTGGTGGACAACCGGACCAGCGAGCTGGGGCAGTGGGACCACGGCCAGCTCGTCACCGAGCTGCGCGAGTGGGAGAGCGACCTGCTGGCCGAGTTCTTCCCGGACGTGGCGACCGAGATCACTTCCATCACCGACACTCTGGTCACGTCGGAGGACGTGGACGACGCCACAACCTCGGTGCTGGACGTGCAGACCAGGGCCGCCGTGCCGACGGTGGACGTGGAGTGCCCGAGCTGCCGTGGCCACTTCGAGGTGGCGACCACTTCCCTGCCGGGCCATGGCACGCAGCGGAAGTAGCGGCGGAGCCGACGTCCGGCCGATCACCCGCCCGACCACCCGCAACCACGTCACTCCGTACCAGGCGCTGCAACGCGACCGGCAGTCCGCCCGGCGGGCCGAGGCGGTGGCGCTGCGGGTGGCCGGGATGACGTTCGCCCAGATCGGCGAGAAGCTCGGGATCAGCAAGCAGGCGGCCACCGACCTGGTGCGGGTGGCGCTGTCCCGCGCCGAGGCGCTGACCGTGGACGAGCTGCGGAGCCAGGAGAACCTGCGGCTGGACCGGGCGCAGGCCAGCATCTGGGCGGCGGTGCTGTCCGGGGACCTGGCGGCGGTGAACACGTTCCTGAACATCAGCGCCCGGCGGGCTCGGCTGAACGGGCTGGACGCGCCGACCAAGATCAACCTGAGCGTCTCGGTGAAGCAGGAGATGGAGACCGCTCTGCGGGAGCTGGAGGCCGTCGTGCTGGCCGACGTGATCCCGGCGGCGGCGGCGGAGGATCCCGACCATGACGACTGACGCGCCGACCCACACGGTGGACCCGGCCGAGCTGATCGCTCAGCTCCGGTTCGCGGCGGCCAACGCGACCAGCGACGAGGAAATGCGCGGCGTCATCTCCCGGATCGCCAGCCTGACCCGGACCTACCGGATCCAGCGCGGGATCGGGCTGCCGGTCAACCCGCTGGTGCAGGCGAAGGAGCTGGACGCGCTCTACCGCAACCGGCCGCACATCGAGCACCTGTCCACCCAGATCGCGGACGCGGTGCGGCGGGTCGAGATGGGCCGCAACCAGCAGCTCGCGGTGTCGATGCCACCGCGCGCGGGGAAGTCCACGCTGCTCTCGCTGCACACTCCGCTGTGGCTGCTGCGGCGGCACCCGGAGTGGAGCATCATCCTCACCTCGCACGACGGCGGGCTGTCCACCGGGTGGGCGCGGCAGATCCGGCACCAGATCGAGGACCGCCCGGAAATGGGCATCGCGCTGGCCCGCGACAACGGCGCTCAGTCGAGCTGGAACACGGTCGAGGGCGGCGGGATGTACGCGGTCGGCATCGGCGGCGCGCTGACCGGGCGAGGTGCGCGGGTGCTGGTGATCGACGACCCGATCAGCGACTTCGTGGCCGCGCACTCACCGCGCCTGCGGCAGAACTTGTGGGACTGGTGGCTCTCGGTGGCCCAGACCCGTCTGGAGCCGCCGTATCTGGTGATCGTGGTCATGACTCGCTGGCACGAGGACGACTTCGTGGGCCGTCTGTTCAGCGACGAGTACGAGGGCGATCCCAAGACCTGGCAACGGATCTCGCTGCCCGCCATCGCGGACACCCAGCCGGACGCGATCGGCCGCGCGCTGGGCGAGCCGCTGATCAGCCCGCTGCTCCGGGAGTCGCCCGAGGAGGCGCTGGCCCGCTGGGCGGAGGTGAAGCAGAACGTCGGCACGTACACGTTCAGCGCCATGTACCAGCAGCGACCGGCGCCGGCGAAGGGCGCCATCTTCGACGCTGGCTGGTGGCGGTTCTGGACGACCGACGAGCGGCGGGCGACGGTGGACGGCCGGGTCACCTACCTCGACCCCAGCGCGCTGACCTCAGCCCAGTGGGTGGACTCGTGGGATGCCAGCTTCGACAGCCCGGAGGGTGGCTCGTACGTGGTCGGCCAGCGCTGGGTGAAGTACCGGGCCGACCGGTTCCTGATCGCGCAGCAGCGCGGGCGGTGGAGCTTCACGCAGTCGCTCGCGCACATGGAGCAGTGGGCCTGGACGAGTGACCACGCGGCGAGCCCGTACGGCCACCTGGTGCACCAGCGGCTGATCGAGAAGAAGGCGAACGGCGCGGCCATCATCGACACGCTGCGCAAGAAGTTCCCCGGCATCAAGGCGATCAACCCCAGCGCCAGCAAGGAGGCGCGGGCGCGGGCCATCACCCCGGAGGTGGAGAGCGGCAACGTCTACCTCCCGCACCCGGCCGACCCCGGCAACGAGTGGGTGAGCGAGCTGCTGTCCGAACTCCGCAACTTCCCGCACGACGCCACCGACGACCAGGTGGACTGCCTGACCCAGGCACTGCTGCACCTCCGGGGGAAGGGCCGGGGCCAGATCACCGTGCCCGGCGGCCGGACCGCGAACCGGCCGCTGGCGGTGGTGCGGGACATCGCGAGCGCGGCCCACTCCGACGCGAGGAGATTCCGTGCCCACGGCTGAGCCGCTGACCCCGATCACGGACGCCGCGCTGGTGCTGGGCGCGACCATGCGGCTGACCCGGCTGATCACCTCCGACGACATCGGGCTCTGGTACGTGAAGGGCCCTGCCTATCAGTGGGCGATCCGGCACCACCCGCTGCCCGCGGTGGGCGACGATCCCGACGAGTGGACTCCGCACTGGCGGGACCGGCTGGTCTCGGGTCTGGACTGCCCGCACTGCGTCGGCTACTGGGTCGGCGCGGCGGTGCTGGGGAGCTACCTGGTGGCCCGCCGATCGCGCCCGTTCGCGGCTGCGTGGCGGTTCGTCGCCGGGACGCTGACCCTGAACACGCTGGCCACGACGATCGGCGGCCCGCTCGACTACTACCCGAGCGACGACTGACCCGCCACACTGGCGGCATGAGTGCTGAACCGGTCGTCAGGCAGTTCCCGCGCCCACGGCCGCTGTCCAGCCTGGTGGCCTCCGCGCAGCGGATCACCTCCAAGACCACGAAGGCGGCTCCCGGCCGCCAGCAGTCGGGTGCCGGCGGCTGGCAGGAGGACGCCTGGGAAATGTACGACCTGGTGGGCGAGGAGCGGTTCCTGGCCAACACGCTCGCGGGTCGGATGAGCCAGGCGCGGTTCTACGTCGGGAAGCTGGCGGAGGACTCGAAGGACGACCCGGTGCCGGTGGACGACGCCGCGATCACGGCGGTGCTGGATTCGGTGGGCGGGACGGCGGCGGGCCGGGCTCAGATGGTGCTGCGGATGGGCGTCAACCTGTTCGTGGCCGGTGACCTCTGGCTGGTCGGGATCCCGAAGGACCTGCTGCCGGGCGACGGCGACGAGACGGCGACCGACATCGACGTGGCCCCAGAGCCACTCGAGAACATCCCGCCCGACGAGCTGGAGTGGCACGCGATGTCGGTCAGCGAGCTGACCTCGACGACCACCGGCGAGCTGACCCTGAAGCTCGGCGAATCGACCGAGGACCACATCAAGTGCGCGCCGGACGACGTGTGGCTGGTGCGGGTCTGGCGGCCGCACCCGCGCCGGTCGTGGCAGGCCGACAGCCCGACCCGCAGCTCGCTGCCGGTGCTGCGCGAGCTGGTCGGGCTGACCATGCACATCAGCGCGCAGGTGGACTCGCGGCTGGCCGGGGCGGGGCTGCTGATCGTCCCCGCCTCTGCCCAGCGGGCGCTGCGGACGGCGGCCGGGCTCAGCGACTCCGAGGAGCTGCTGGACGAGCCCGACCCGTTCACCGAGGCGCTGATGGAGGCCATGCTCCGGCCGATCGAGGACCGGGCGAACGCCTCGGCGCTGGTGCCGCTGGTGGTCACCGTGCCGGACGAGGTGACCGGCGCGTTCAACTTCATGTCGTTCGCCAAGCCGCTGGACTCGGAGGCGAGATCTCTGCGGGACGAGGCGATCCGGCGGCTGGCGCTCGGTCAGGACGCTCCGCCGGAACTGCTGCTCGGCACCGCCGGGATGAATCACTGGGGTGCCTGGCTGGTGCGCGAGGACGTGATCAGCACCCACATCGAGCCACCGCTGGCGCTGATCTGCGACGCCATCACCACCCAGTACCTGTGGCCCGCGCTGGCGGCGCTGGACATCCAGGACCCCGAGCAGTACGTGGTCTGGTACGACGTGAGCCACATGATCGTCCGGCCGAACCGGGGCCAGGACGCGATGAATCTCTACGACCGGGGCGCGCTGTCCGACGAGGGACTGCGGGACGCGACCGGCTTCGACGAGAGCCAGGCCCCGCTGACCAACCTGCTGGACCCGGCGACGGCGATGGCTTTCGAGCTGGTGAAGGCGAACCCGACGCTGTTCGTCGCGCCAGGGCTGGCCTCGATCGTCAACCAGGTGCGGGCGGCGATCCTCGGCACCCCGCCGCCGCCGATGCCGGGCGGGTCGATGGAGACGCCGCCGCCACCGGACATCGGCACCGGCACTCCACCGACCGGCAGCGGGGAACCGGCGGGCGGCCCACCGGCCACCTCGGCGGCCCCGGCGCCGGTGAACGGCGGCGAGGCTGCGCCGTGACCTCCGGGTTCGCCGACCGGAGCACGCTGCTTGCGGTCTGCGACGTGCTGGTGGTCAAGGCGCTGGAGAGCATGGGCAAGTGGCTGCTCCGGGTCGGCGGCCGGTCGCGGATGGGCGAGTTCGCAGCCAGCGGGCTGCCGCTGCACAAGGTCCACACCCGCTGGCAGGACAACGACGACATCGTGAGCAGGGCGCTGCGCGGCGCGTGGGATGTCGTGCCCGCGATGCTGGACGACCACGGCTGCTGCGGGGTCACCTCGCGGGAGGTCACCGCGATGCTGGACGACTACGTGCACGACCTCGTGGTGAGCGGCACCGAGCACTCGGTGGCGGAGCTGCGCTACCGGTTCGAGACCCGGCTGGGGCTGGTCGCCTACGACCTGGTGCGGCGGTGACCACCCTCGGCGGATCGTCGGCCGGGGCGGCGACGGCCGGGCGGGCGGCGCTGAACCTGGCGCTGTCCGACGCGGCCCACGAGGCGTACGAGAAGTTCATGGCGAAGCTGGTGCAGGACTACGCCAGCAAGGGCTATGCGTACGCGATGCAGGGCTGGCTCGGGTTCAGCGACGACTTCCAGGCGAATCTGGAGAAGCCGCTGCTGGAGGTGGACTTCGGGCAGCTCCAGGAGGCGTTCCTGCAACAGAGCTCGCTGGACTTCACCAGCAGCCCGATGTTCGACGACCTGGTGCTGCAAGCCGAGGATCTGGTCCGGCACGCCCGCAACGTGGGGATGACCGCGAGCGAGACGGTGGAGCACCTGACCCAGGGCCTGTCCAACTCCGACGGCGACTGGAAGGGCTCCAAGCAGGTCGACTCGCTGGCCAAGACCAAGGCCACCGGCGTGTACAACGTCGCTCAGCACGCGGCGCTGGAGCAGGAGGGATTCACTCACAAGAAGTGGGTCAGCCACGTGGACGCGCGGGTGCGCGACTCCCACCTCGGGGCCAACGGCCAGGTCGTGGCGATGGACGAGGAGTTCTACGTCGGCGGCGCTTCGATGCGCTACCCAGGCGACCCGAACGGGCCGCCGGACGAGGTGCGCAACTGCCGGTGCGTGATGATCGGCGTGCCCGCCGACGGCTCGACGGCGGAGACCAGCGCGGTGCTGGACCCGTTCGCGACGCCGCTGACGGTGGGTGCGCCCGTCCCGGTGCAGGAACCGACGACCTGGGGCCACAAGGACTACCGGAAGCGGCGCGACGACTGGGCGAAGTCGTGGGGCACAGCCCCGAGCGCCGAGCGCAACGGCGCGACGGTGATGGAGTACAAAGCCTGGGAGCGGTATCAGGGCTCGGGCTACATCGACATGAACAACCAGCTCCGCGAGATCAAGTCGATGACCGGCCGCCAGGTGGACGCGGCGGAGATCGGCCAGCGCAACCGGAACTTCAAGGGATTCTTCGACAAGGCCAAGCAGCAGGTGACCGACCAGCAGCCGCTGACGGTCTACCGGGGCATGTACGGCGGGATGTCGGACAACCTGAAGATCGGCTCGCTGGTCACCGAGAAGGGCTGGATGTCCACCTCGACCAACCGGGACGCGGCGGAGGGATTCGGGTCCGAGATGTTCAAGATCCTGCTGCCGCCCGGCACCCCGTTCGTGTACGGGGTCGAGGGCGAGCGCGAGCTGATCCTGCATCCGGGGTCCATCCTGAGAGTGACCGGCAAGGAGCGCGGCCCCGGCT